TAGGAGACTGGACTATATGGTATGAAACAATAGGCATAGATAATATTTATATAAAAAATCATAATTCAATGAAATTACCAATATGTAATTAACACCACATGCAAACTTTTTGTTTTTTACAACAATCAAGACAAACGCTAGGTACTAAATACAAGTATCCAAAAGGATTAGAAATGTGATCAGGATTACTATAACCATTAATTTTCTTTTTTTTACAAGGCTTACATTTATATCTAGCAGGCGATAAAGGAACTTCTGTTTCTAGATGTTTGTGTTTATCACAAATAAACGGGTGTTCTGTAGGTATATTATATTGTTCAGGCATATTAATAATAGTGATATATTATTTATATTATTATTATAAACTCGTTACTAATAATAAAAAATGGTATTTATATAATTATATAAATGGAGAATAAAAATAATATAACAAATTTACCACAAAATATAAAAATAGAAAAACCATTATTTCAAAAAATGATTTTTTTAGCAAATGCATTAGATGAAGGTTGGAGTATAAAAAAGTCAAATGATTCTTATATATTTACAAAAAAACATGAAAATAGAAAAGAAATATTTCAAGAAGATTATTTAGAAACATTTTTACTTACAAATAGTTCTTCTGAAATGTTATTACGCAGTAAATAAATAAAAAAGGTATTTTATAAAATTACAAATATAAATTCTGGATTCTTACATAATATCGGTATATATTTAGGATATTTACTATTATAGTCGTGCGTTATTTATGTCAAAAAAATCATATTTTTTAACATAAATTTTAGTCGGTATTACGCTAATAAAAAAAAAAGATTTAGTATTTTAGTAAAACTATAAAAATTAATTTATTTAATTAATTAATTAATTTTCCAGAATTTTTTTCTTTATACATTATATAAATTCTTTAGAATGGCTGGAGGTTTAATGCAATTAGTCGCCTATGGCGCACAAGATGTTTTCCTTACTGGAACCCCCGAGATTACCTTCTGGAAGGTATCTTACAGACGTCACACTAACTTCGCTATGGAGTCCATTGAGCAGACCTTCTCTGGTCAGGCTGACTTCGGACGTCGCGTAACATGCACAATCAGCCGTAATGGTGATCTTGCATACCGCACCTATCTTCAGGTCACTCTTCCTGAGATCAACCAAAATATGAGAAACGCTGCTGGTGAGGCTGTCCATGCCCGCTGGTTAGACTTCGTAGGTGAGCAACTTGTTGCCCAGGTTGAGGTTGAGATTGGTGGTCAGCGCATTGACCGTCAATACGGTGACTGGATGCACATCTGGAACCAACTTACTCTTTCCAAGGAGCAACAAGCTGGTTACTACAAGATGGTTGGACACACCAGCCAGCTTGCCTACATGATAAATGACGGATCTGGTCGCTCTGACGTAGCTGGTCCTTGCTCTTCCAGCGCTATCAACCAGAGCTGTGCCCCCCGCAACGCTCTCCCTGAGACCACCCTTTACGTTCCTCTTCAGTTCTGGTTCTGCCGCAACCCAGGACTTGCCCTTCCTCTTATTGCTCTTCAATACCACGAGGTCAAGATCAACATTGACTTCCGCCCCATTGGTGAGTGCCTTTTCGCTGTAGATGATGCCGCTTCCGCCACAGGAAAGGCCGTATCTGCTGCTTACCAGCAATCTCTTGTTGCTGCTTCTCTTTACGTTGATTACATCTTCCTTGATACCGATGAGCGTAGAAAGATGGCCCAGAACCCCCACGAGTATCTCATTGAGCAGGTCCAATTCACTGGTGATGAGTCCGTAGGTTCTTCTTCCAACAAGATCAAGCTCAACTTCAACCACCCATGCAAGGAGCTTGTCTGGGTATGCCAACCTGATGCCAACGTTGACTACTGTGCTTCTTTGGAGGGTGGTAAAACTCTTTTCAAGTGCGGAGGTGCCCAACCTTTCAACTACACTGATGCCATTGATGCTCTCCCCAAGAACATTGATGCTTTCGGTGGAGCTGTAGTTGCCTCTGATGCTTTCGGTGGAGCTGGTGTTGATAATGCCGCCGATGATGCTGCTGCCACTGTCCAGGGTCTTTCCGATGCTGGTTCTTTCGTCATTGCCGAGACTGCCCTTGACATGCACTGCTGGGGTGAGAACCCAGTAGTCACCGCTAAGCTTCAGCTTAACGGTCAGGACCGTTTCTCCGAGCGTGAGGGTTCCTACTTCGACACTGTCCAGCCTTTCCAGCACCACACCCGTGCCCCCGATGCTGGTATCAACGTCTACTCTTTCGCCCTTCGCCCTGAGGAGCACCAGCCTTCTGGTTCCTGCAACTTCTCCAGAATTGACAACGCCGTAATGCAGCTTGTCCTTTCTGCCGGTGCCGTATCTGGTTCCGCCACTGCCAAGGTCCGTGTCTATGCCGTCAACTACAACGTTCTTCGTGTAATGTCTGGTATGGCTGGTATCGCTTACAGCAACTAAGCAGTTGGTATTTTAATACAATAAATAAAAGGGATTTATCCTAACAAACTCAAATAAAAATTAATTTATAACTAAGTTATAAATTAATAAAAAAGGTTTCTATTTTGTATATTTTATAATACTATTATCAGGTTTTTTGTATATTATGATAGATTTGTTTATAGGTTTTGCGGGTATTGGTTTAAATAAATTTTTTTTTATATTAGAAAATTTAATGAACAAACCTAAATTACAATATTTAATCTTCATAATTATATAATAAAAATAAAATTATTATAATGAAATTATTATTTTTATTGTGTAGCATAATACCGACAATTATTAATGGTTCAACTGGTGGTAATTGTGAAAATGTATGTAATTATCAAATAGATAACTATTGGACACCATGTATTGAAGCGAATTGTCCCCAAATGGGTCATACCTTATGTCCTACTAAAAATGCAACAACTTGTGTATGTAGTAAGAATTGCCAAATGTGTGTAGATGATTTATTTAACGAATGTGGTGGTTGTACAAATAAAAAAGGTTATGATTTTGATAAAGATGTGGAGCCTGAATATAAAAAAATTGCAGAAAATATGGGCTGCAATAGAGGTTCAGTTACTCTTCCAATGATAAATTTATTAATAATTTGTTTGCTAATAAATATAATAAATTTTTTATAATAAATTAGGGTTATCATAGAATAATATTTTTGCGAATTGGTCGTTATATTCAACGCATGTTAAATATTCTGGTAGCTTATAATGGTCTGTATATTCGTATAAATGGCAATGGTTACAATCTTTATTATATCTTAAAGAATGACAATAACAGTTAGGTAAAATATACTGTTGAAATATAAATTCATCATATATTTCTTGTTTTTTTAAAATATTTTGTATATGTTCGTTTAATAATTTATACATATAATCATTAGACGCATAACTTTGAATAATATTTATAAGTTCATTTGGTAGTTTATTTTTAAAAATTGTTAATGGAGAATTCATTATTATTGTGTTGTTATATTGTTATATAATATTAATAAACTATTCAATTTTGTATAAATAATAAGAAAAATTATTAATAAATTAATAATAAATGCTAAAAAGTAATAGAAAATTGCATGACTAAATATTAGATAATAACTATTAACTAATACAACAACAATAAAAGTAAAATTTTAACAATGTCTTCAGTATCACTACCTAAATTTATGGTTAATCTTGGAAAGATTGCTAATGAAAATTCAAAAAGATTTATTATCTTAGCAAATCAAAACAAGATTAATAAAAAAAACAGGGAGCAAGAAAGAAAAATTCAACAAAAGGCTTATAATGACTTAAAGCGTGAAGTTGAAAAGACTGAAAAGATTGCTATGAAGACAAGTAAGAAGTTAGCTCTAGAATGTAAGAAAGCTTCAAATAAAATTGTAGCTGAAGCAAGAAAGATAGCGATTAAGGAAGAAAAAGAACACGCAAAAATGGATAAGGCTTCTAAGAAATTGTCAGTTAAGCTTGCGGTAAAGGCAGTAAAAGAAGCTGAAAAAGCTAGAATTAAGGCTATCAAGCAAAATGAAAAGGAATTAGCTAAGGCTGAAAAATTGGCAAAGAAGAAAGCTGATAAATTGGCTTCTGAGAATCAAGGTAACTTAATGGATATGATTTTAGGTAATACACAAGTCTCTGCTTAAATATGAAAACAAAAATAAAAATAAAATAAAAAAGTCTGTATATAGACTTTTTTAACGCAGATTGATTTTTTAAATATATGTTCTAATTTGGTCGCTTCCAAAAATATGTCCCGAGCCTTTCATATCAGTATAGCATATTTCAAATATATTATCGTAAGACCAATTATAATCATAGCATAAACTTAAAGCAGGTTGTTTATCAAAGTTGAACTCAAAATAAAAGCTTGTATCGTTTGGTCTAGTTTCAGTATCTTTCATAATTTTCTGTTTTTTATTAATAATCAGTCTAATTACATTGTATCTCGTATCGTGTTTATGGATTACGTTTACATAGGTATGATAATCTAATTGATTTTTATGTTTATACTTATACTTGATTCGCCCATCATACTCAAATATTATATTTTTTAATTCATATGGAAGTTGTTTAAATAAATTATCTAACTTATCTATCTTATTATTGTTGGTTTTGTTATAACTAAAAATATAGTTAATAAGTGAAGCAATCATAATATATTAATAGTAATAGTTTTATATTTTTTATAAAATTGATTTTAATATAATTAAGACTATTAAATATAATAATACAAAGATGAGTGATTATATACTAATGAATAAAAT